CGCTGTAATTATAACTCATTTGAGCGTAAAAGTAAATAAGGATTTAAAACTTTTCCAAAAATGTCCGCATGATTCTATAGAAATTCTACAAAACACTATCTATATATATCTTATATACCTTTTCATTTCCCGGTTTAAGCTACTAATACCGTTTTGAAATCCAGTGGAGTCCAGACCGATTTTTACATTTAGCTGCCCGATTTCTTTAGCCAATTTCTCACCACCTTTTGAGCATAAAAAAAAGCACCTGGTTGCAAGGTGCTATAAGATTTCATCAATATACACTTTCTCGTTTACTAGTTTTTTGTTTAATAGTTTCAAGTAATAGATGATGTCCATGGAGTCGATATCGTTTAAGGTCCAGCCCTTATCAAGAAGTGCTAGATAAAGCTGGTCAATAAAATCTTGGGGGTCCATGGCATCCCCGTCTACCCGTTTTTTCCTTCACCTGCTGTGGCGCTGCTTACCTCACCTACCACTTCATTAATACACTTGGTGATAGTAGGGATTAAGTCTTTAGATGCAAGACCATCATAAAGCTCATCCCGGCTAAATTGATTTCCAAAGAGCTCCACGATATAGTCCATCAGCTTATCCAGCTCTTCAGGCAAGATGTTATCAAAGTTTATTTCCTGTGACACGGCAATGGTCCTTCTTACCATCCGGGCGCTGATAAAACCAGCGGTGTAAGTCTTGTCTTTGCCGTTAATTTTAATACAATATCCAAGGCTTAGGTCCCCCTTTCTATAGCTCCGGGTTGAATGCCGTAGTATCCCCAGGCACTTTATCAAACCAAGTATCTGCTCCTAGAAACTCTTCATTGTCCTCATCTGCGGTGTGTTTCCACTGGCCATCATGTACCCGAGCCATAAAGGTAAATTTCACCTTAGGGGTTTTATGCTCTACATTATCCTTTTTAGTGGTAAAGTCTTCAGCTATTGGCTGGGCTACTCCTTTTAAGAGCCATATATAGCGGTACTTGCCGTTAGACTTCAAGCTCTTAAACCCTAGGGCAACATGAGGCGGAACGTCGGCGGCTTTTTCAATCAGCACCCCTTCTTTTAGTTCGTTGCCTAGGATTTTAGCTCGAATGGCTAAAGGTAAATCTGCTGTCTCTATTTCTACATCTATTTTGCCCAAAGCTGATACAGACTCCCACAGCTGGTCATCTACATAAAGCTCCTGAGTATTGACCGCCGGGTTAATGGTAGCATTGATAGCTCCCACCATTGGCTCTGGAGCTTCATAGGTTAATTCATCTTTACTGTCCACTGTTAAAATAGCAAAATGTAAATCGTTTAATCCTACCTGTGCCATTTTACATAACCTCCTTAAAAAATCGCATTGCTTTGTGATAAATCTTCACGTCATCTTCATACAGGTCATAAAAGCTTTGTTTTATAAAACCTGCCGCCAGCATCTTTTCATGCACAGCTTTAACCAGGTCGGTATAATCTTTCTTACTCCACACATCAACTTGAACATAATGACCGGTAACAAGCTCCTTATCATCGGCATGCTGCTCGGGTTTATCTAGATAGGTGAAAAAAGTGATATAGGTATCGGCCGCTCCAGTGTAAGTTTGAAAAGAAACCGGCACTTTAATATCCCCTAAAGCTGTTATCACATCTTGATTAATGCTCATAGCCCTAATCCCTTTATTAGCTCATCTTCTATCTTTTCCATTGCCTTTTCTTTAGATTTTTCATAACCCGGAGCCATAAAGGGTTTAGCTTTCATTTTGATTGTACCGAATTCTAAAAATTTTCCATACCAGCCTTCTTTACCGGGACCTACTTCTACATACTTTGCTCCATCTTTGGTTTTCACCCTAGATACTTCAATACTCTTTTTTAGTGTGCCGGTTTTTCTAGGAGCCTCTTGTTTAATGGCTTCTTTCATCACTTCTCCCGCTTCCCGCAGGGCTTTATTCTCTATCCTACTTCCTTTAGCACCTAGCTTTTCTACTTCAGTTATTAGGTTTTCTATTCCATCAAGTTCTAAATTAGCCACTGCCTACCACCTCCAATGCCTTGATTTCCATATAGCGGTTCTGGTATTTAATGTTATCAATAGCGGTAATGTCATACTGCTTTCCTTTAAAAAGTATCCGCATAGTGGTGTCGACACCTTCAAGGTAGCGTATAGTAAACTTCACCGTATTTTCCGTCTGGACGGCAGCCGCGGTAAAATACTCTCCACCATGAAGATTAGTGACTTTTGCCCAAACGGTTCTCTCATCCTCCCAGGTTTCTACCTCAAAACCGTTTTCATTGATGCTGGTCGCTTTCTTCTGCAGGGTAATCCGGTGTCTTAAATCGCCAATCTCCATGGGTCTCACCAGCTTTCCCTGCGAAGATTTCCAAGTATCAGTTTCATCACTTTAATGGTTTCTGAAATACCACCGCTCTCGTTTTTCATGTAATAGTGGGCTCCCTCTCTTTTCTCATACATATTAGCCACACAGTAGAGAACAGCTTGCCTTAATACTGCCGGTATTTCTTCAAATTCAGATAAGGGGTATCTCAAGATATCTTCGCAAATTTCCTGGGCGGCAAGAATTAAATTAGTGATGAGTGCATCTTCTTCATCACCATCTATTCTTAAATACAGTTTTGCTTCTTCCAAAGTTACCACCATACACTCATCACCCCCTTATTTGTTAACCTGATTCCATCAGCCCTGCTGCTTTTAGCTCCTTACCCTCAAAGGTTAGCTTGCCGCCAGCAGCAATCTCCAGCTCACCTTCCACCACCCAATGCTCGCCGCCCTGCTCGCTATAGTTTTTAACGTTACTCATCTATCTCACCTACGCTTTCATCTCGAGGATTTTTACAGCTTCTTTTAAGATAAGCTTGCCGTCCACCCGCTGAGTAGCCCGAAAGCCCACCTGGCCATTGGCTGCATAGAGTTCGTTTAGCCGCTGGAAAGCCCGGCCCTGACGGTCTGCTATCCAGTAATAGCCGAAGTCTCCAAAGGCCATCACCTTGGCTCCCGGCTGGATAGTGGGCACATAAGCCGAGGTTTTTACCGGACGGTTTAAGATGGTATCCGGCTCCCCTGCACTCACCGAAGGCTGCCATAGATACTGGCCATTGCCGTCTTTAAGCTTTCTAATCTCTTTTACCGTAGCATCGTTGGTGATGAAAGTAGCCCGCTTGCGGTAGGGGGATTTTAAGGAATAAAAGAGGTCAATAATCTCATCCATTTTAATAGCCGCTGCAGTAGTAGTTACCCCGACCTCTCCGCCGTAGGTGTCATCAAAGATGCCGGTAGGTTTTCCCTCACCATCTCCCACTAAAAAAGCTTCCTCTTCTTTGGCTCCAATGCGGCGGGCAAACTCTTTAGCGATATAGCTTTCCAGATTGAAAATGCTGTCGTTTAACAATTCTTCTGAAACCTTGATCATGGTGGCTACCTTGTAGGCGCCAATGGATACCTGTCCGAAGGCATCGTCATCTTCCGGGATAAGCCCCTCTTCATCTACCCAGGAGGCAGTACCCTTGGAGGCTACCACCGGGATTTTCCTATCTCCGCTGGAGGTGGTAATCACTTTAGCCAGCTGGCGCATGACGTTTTCTTCTTCCAAAGCTTCTACCAAGGTGCGCTCAAACTCATCCGGGACCAGGTAGCCCCCTTCAGAATCGGTACCGATGGTTAAGGCGTTTCGCACCTCATAACCACCCTGGTTGCGCATATGGTTCCAAAAGGCTTGGGCATATTCACTAGAAGCCCGGCCCTCTTTTTCTGCCTCTTTTCCAGGGATGGTCTTTAAAGCCTGGCTGGTGGCTTTGGCAAGCTCTAAATCAATGGCCGCCTGGCGCTCCAAGCGCTCAATCTCCTTACCTAAGTTAACCACCTCGGTTTCCATTTTTTCATAAGTTGCGGTATCCTCCACCGATAAAAGACCGTCCTCTCCTCGTCTTTCATCCAGGAAGGCCTTAGCCTCTTCCCAAACTTTAGCCCGTTTTTCCCGCAGTTCAATAATCTTACTCATCTTGTTTTCCTCCTTATTTAATCAATTCCAGCCGTTTAACCAGCTGCTCGTAATCAACTCCGCCGGGCTCCTTAGCCATCTTTGGCTTCTCCTTACCCGGCAGTTTCCGCAAGAAAGCATTTACCACAGTAACCTTATCAAACATGAAATCAATCACCTGAAGTGGTGGCTTGCTGTAGAGAATCTCATCAGCAAAGCCTAGCTCCACTGCTCTCCCGGCGCTAAACCAGGTCTCGGCGTCCATCATTTTAGCGATTTGTGTTCGCTTAAGACCCGTCTTGGCTTCAAAAGCATTGATGATGGCTTCCTTGACTTCCGAGAGCATCTCGATGCCTTTTTGCATGTCGGCTTCCTCACCCCAAACAAAGGTAGCCGGGTTGTGAATCATCAGCATGGCGGTAGGTGACATAATCACATCATCCCCTGCCATGGCAATGACCGCTGCGGCACTGGCAGCAATGCCGTCAATCTTGACGGTAACCTTGCCTTTGTAATCTTTAAGCATGGTGTAAATTTGACTTGCGGCAAAAAAATCACCCCCTGGGGAATTAATCCAGACGGTGATGTCGCCGGTTCCTGCTTCTAATTCAGTTTTAAATTCCTTAGGGCTTACTTCATCCTCGAACCAACTCTCTGGAGCAATGTAGCCGTCCAGGTAGAGGGTTCTTTCTGCTTCGTTTTTAATCCAGTTCCAAAATTTCGGTATGGTCATCACCCCCAGTACTTTCTTTTGCATAGGCTCCTACGTCTTTAAGTTTCAGCATGTTACCGTTAACCATAAAAATATTTCCTCCTTCCTCATCTGGTATGGGGTTCATGTTTTCTAGGCTTCTTACATCGTTTGGAGACATGAAGCCGTTTTGAATCCCCACAGAGTAACCTTGCATTCTCGATGCATAGTCGCCTCTAAGTAGCCCATCAACTACAAAGCTAGTAAAATAATCTCCCTTTTCCTTTTCGCTAAATAGCGCCTTGTTAAATGCTTGCTCTAGCCGCACCAACCAGGGCCTGATGGTGTGCACCACAAAGCTGATGGATTGATGCTCGATATTACTAAAAGTAGCCCGGTCCAGATTGGCCACCAAATGGGGCGGCACTCTAAATATCCGGCAGATTTCTTCAATCTGAAATTTGCGAGTTTCTAAAAATTGGGCCTGTTCTGGCGGCATGCTTAAAGTTTTAACACTCATGCCTTCTTCCAGCACCGCTACCTTATGAGCATTCTCGCTGCCCCGGTAGATCTTGTTCCAACTATCCCGGATTCTTTCCGGATCTTTCAAGAGCCCGGGATGTGAAGCACCTCTTCCCGGCGCAAGAGGTATTCCTGCCCGTCTTTTAAGTAGCAGTAGTAAAGCTCTCCTTTCTCCGTGCGCCCCACCTCCATGCGGTCTGGCAGCAAAGGGTAAAGAGCAATAACCTTGCCCCTGCCATCCCGGATAATCTGGGCGTAGGCGTTGCCCCACAGTAAAAGATGACCCATCATCGTTTCCCGCAGCACAAATGAAGTCATCTCCGGATTGGGTTCGTCATGGAGCAGATAGTAAAGGTTATGGTCCATGGCCTTTTCCTTGCCCTGCCCGGTGCGCCGGTAGACGTGCAGAGGCAGTGATGCGATGGTCTCTGATAACACCCGCACACAGGCATAGACTGCCGAGGTAGTCAGGGCTGTGTGCTCATTGACGGTCTTACCGCTGGGCGTAGGGCCGAAAAAGAAGGTATAGGTGCTTTGCCAGAAGCTGTTTTTAGGAGCGGCTCTGGATTTAAATAAGTTTGACAGGATAGGTATTTTCATACAAGAGTTCTCACCTCCTTAAAAATGGGCATGAAAAAAGCACCTCCATCGAGATGCCATTATAGATTAATCAACAATTTTTGTGTTTGACAATTGTAAATCTATATTACGTCCGCCATACATTATTCTTACTATTGCAACCGTCTTTTCTTCTTCAATTACT